GAAGATTGGTTGGAAGGAAGCTGAGGTTGGCGGACGACCTAAGAGCCGGATTCTCCCAGATGTGGGTGACCCTCTTCAGAAAGCAGCGGATATTGGACAACAGGTTGCCGAAGGTAACTTTGACCCAGAAGCCGTTGTAGATCAACTTACCAAGATGAGTTACGCTGACATGGCAGAAATGCAGGTCAGTATGCAGGGACAAGGCGACTCTTTATCGGGTATCCTTTCTCAGCCCTCAAAGTAAATTAGGAGACTTTATAGATAATGGCTACTAATCCATCACTATTTCAGTACTTCAGTCAGGCGCAACGTGGTCGTGGCTTGCTTGAGAACGTCTTCGGACCGGATTTCATGCAGAAGCAGTCATATTTTACGGTTGACACCGCTACTGGAATTTTCAATGCTACATACGGACGCAAAGTGTGGCATGCTCTGAACAACCAGACTCGATTCTGGAATGCCCTTCCCCGTGTGGTTTGGGGCAACAGCGTTGGTTGGCGTGTACGAACCGACCGTGGTTCTGGGCGATCTCGTCCGATCACGGAAACGGGAACTCTCCCGACCGTGGATATCTCAAATATTGAGAATATCCAGTCTCTACCAAGAATCGTAGGTACAACCTTCGGTGCGGCTGTGAAGGCGATCTTCACCGCTAACCTTGAGGGTGGTGCTGGCGATATCCTTGCGATGGAGCATGAGAATGCAGAAATTGACCACGTAAAGGAAATCAACGAAGAACTCCTTGCTGGTTCTGCTTACTTGACTAGCGCAGGTGCAACTACCACTTTCACGGTTCCGGCTTCCGTAGCTAAGAACTTTAAAATTGGTGACGCAGTTTCGCAGTACGACGACTCAGCAACCGACTGGGATCGCACAAGTGGTTCCGTAGTTTCCGCAGTAAACACTACAACTGGTGTTGTTACTGTAGCTACTGGCACAACTTTCGCAAACAGCGACGTTGCTGCGATTTATAGTCGTGCAGGTATGACCTCAATTGATGATATCGTCTGGGAAGACGGTGCAGCAGTTGGTGGTGCATCCCACGCTAACTACACCGCTAACGGTGGTGTACGAGCATACAACCTAACGTATGCTGACCGTACCGCTGGTACGTGGAATGCTGGTGCTTCGGTCCAGTATAACTCTGGTACAGGCCGTGACCTGTCGTTGAACCTTTTGGACAACGCAATCATGAACATTCGTAAGAATGGTGGTGAGCCTAACCTCATCCTCATGGGTCATGACCAGTACTTCAAACTTGAACGACTTTTGAACTCTCAACAGAGGTACTTAGGTCAGGAAGAGTTTGAAGTTGGTGTCGGTGATGAGCGAACATTCCCAGGTACTCGAACAGGACTTGTCCTCTCGACTTACCTTGGTATTCCGATTCTTACTGACAACGACTGTCCTGTTTCAGTTTCTTCTGCTGACGCAGTTCTTGGTCAGAACATCTATGTTCTCGACACAGACTCAGTAGAAATTGCTGTAGCACAGCCTACCCAGTATGTTGAAAACCGTGACTACTTTGCAGCTAACGCTCTTGTAGTTCGTGGTCTTCTCTACACGATGGCTGAACTTCGAGCCAGAAACATTTGGCACACCGCCAAAATCGCTGACTTGAACACATAGTCTAAAAGACTTGTTTAGGCGACCCCTTCAAGTGGAGGGGTCGCCTTTCTATTGAATGTAATGTAATGTAATGGTGAATAATGAGAAGTGTATATACAGATGGCGTGTTGCAAAGTCTGGACATACAGACTAAAAGAATGGTTGGGGAAGTGATGAATCTAATGGAAGCTTCCTTACCGGACTCTGTTGCAACGACAGCTTTAAAGAAATCTATAAAGCAAGCCATGTGGCGCACAAATCGCAATGTTCAAGATGATGTGAACAGTCTGTCTTTCACAAATGAGGACAATATAGAATGACAAAACATACGTTTAAACAATCGGATGTAACAGGGGATACCCGTGGACTAGCTCGATCCGCAATGGGGTATGACTGGAACTACTTGGCTGACGCTGAGACTTTCCTTTTTGGTAGTACGGATGAGACTGCATTCAGAATGCAGAATATGTCTCCTGGTACTGGTATTTCTACTGCTTCAGGTGGTCTTTACAAGGCTAACGTTACATATGCAGGAGATTTAATCAAGACTGAGATTCTTATAGATTTGACTGGATTATCTTCCGCTGCTGCTGCTGACATTATTGGTGTCAATGACGCTGCTAACTGTCATATAGGGCAAATTACTGCTGCTCTAAATGGTACAATTGCTGCGGGGCATCTGGAATGTTTTGAGACTCCTACAACTGGTGAGCCTGACATTGATGTGTATTCATCAACAGTTGGTACTGGCACAGAAAACGTTGCAATAACACACTCTGATCTAGCAACGGAAGCAGCTTTGCTGGCTACCGGAGCGGACTGGACGTTAACTAAACAGAAGATGGCACTCACGGCACTTCCCGCCGCTGATACCTATCTGTATCTAGTTGCTTCTGGTGGTGGTGATGCTGGTGTTTATGACGCTGGTATTTTCTTACTCACACTGTATGGTTACGCAGCATAATAAAAAACAGTAGCCACCTCCTGATTGGGGGTGGCTACTACTATAATGAGTTTATAGTTACAGATGAATAAGATTAAATAAATAAAGTAACGCCATAGTTTGATATGGCGTTTTTTGTTGGGAGTAGGTCGGTCTATTCTGCGGCAATTGATGATATAATAGAAGTAGAGGCAAAAATGTCTCCCACAAATAGCGAGGATTAGATAGGCAATGGGCAATTTCACAACTAAAACGCAGCAATTGGATACGTTAGTAAGGTCACAGTCAGATAACTTAGTAGATTTTTCTGTGAAGGAAAGTGTCCATGCTTGGAACCGTATAGTTCCTGTCAGTGGAACCCTATCTACCGCTGAAACTCCCCAAGATTTATATAATATACAGACAGAAAACGCAAATCGCCCCGCTGCCGTAAACCTATTTACAAATCCTAGCTTTGAAAACTCCACTACAGGTGTAACTAATGATGGAGCCGCAGCCACTAGAGTTACTACAACTCCCCGACTAGGAACTTACTCCCTTCAATTAGATCCAGCTAACTCAGCAGCACTTGAAGGCTGTTACGCCACCATAAATAATATAGGTGGTTTGGATACTTACTTGGTTGCCTCTATATATGTTCGTGATGCCTCAGATGCAGATGCCACAGTAATTTTAAAAATTAAAGACAGTGATGGTACTGACTTAGCTACTACTTCCGCAGTTAACGTAACAGATTCTTACCAACGTCTAGAGGTTAGGTATGCCCTACCTGCTGCCTCTGCGTCGTATCGAATTTGGTTTGGAACTTCTGCTCAACACAATACAAACACATTTTGGGATAGTTTACAGGTAGAGCATCGTCAGGACGGTATGGCTACAGAGTTTATTGACGCAGTAAACCAAATCAATTGTTCTTGGCAAGGAACGGCTGATGCTTCCTATAGTCAAAGGGTAGCCCCTCTTTCAGTCATCAAAGGGTTTAGACTCAATTTCTCTCACGATACTTTGATAGGCTTTGATACCACAGCCGACGTAAAAGCGGTAACAGCAGCTAGTAGGGAACGAGGTCATTTAGTTGATGTCTCCGTTTCAGCAATATGGGAACCTAGCTGGCCATTAGACATACGACAAAACATTTCGTTCACTAATGGTGCAGGTTCCGAAACCCCGACGGTATCTGGGACTCTGTTTGGAAGAAGTTCTGTTTAGTCATGGGCTTCCTAAGAAAATTATTCGGACATAAACACCGACCTGTATTACAGTTGTCCAAATTTAAGCAAAAATACCCCAAAGTAGAGGTTATTTGCGATTCATGTGGAGAGCGATTACCCTACGCTTTTAGTTAAAAGGATAAGAATATGAAGTTATTCCAATCCTATAGAATTGCTCCATGGGAGCCAGAGATAGCAGGAGTGGATACACTAGAAGAAGCTGTGAATTTAATTCACGCTGAAGATTATGTGGACGACGATATTTTAGAGAATACGGGGCAAGCTATTGAGCTAGGTATTGAAGAATTAGAAGATTCAGAGATTGACTTAGAATCATCTGAAGCACTAATGGTGACTAGAGAAGCGTTAAGAGCTGTCTATAGCCATGTTTATCCAGGAATAAACCAGTTTAGGGGAGTTCCTGTAATTGTTAATTACCACGTTACCCCAGATCCTATTATTTTGCCTGAGTTGTTGGCTAAGTTTGAAAATGAATCTAGAATAGCCACGGTGGTAGATTTAGAAGATTGGTATTGGGATTTTATAACGCTAAATCCCTTCGGAGCCAATAATAATGTTATTGGTGGTATAATACTATCAGCGATATCGTGTTTTTTCCAAGGAAATTATTTAGTAGAAGTAACAGAAGGAGTCCATTATGACTAGTTTAGCTGTTGATGAGGTTGGAAGATGTGATGTTTGTGAAGAGGAATTAACTAAGTACGAGTTGGGTAGATGTGATCGGTGTCGAAATTGCCCATTTTGTGGGAGTACCTTTACATCAGTCAACTTGAATGGGATGGTAGTAGAGCGAAGGTGTCACAAGTGTAATGCTTATACGGAATCTTATTTAGATACTCTTTAAATAGAAGTGACTAATGAAAAAAATAGAAAATGCTGTTACTGTGTCTGTTTTAGAGGCAAGAGATATTGTCAAACGGTTAGAAGAATGTGTGGCTGATGTGAAAATGGGTGTCCCCATCACAGAATGTGATTTGGATTTACATTTAGATAGGTTGATGAAGGTAGTGGATAGAGTTTTTAGTAAAAATCAACCTTATAGACCGGAGCCAGAAGTCCCAATTTAGGAGAGGAGATAATGGATTTAAAAAATATAAAATTACCTATAGGAATTATAGCAGTTATAGTAGCTCAGGCGTTTGGTATCATATGGTACGTAGCGCAGTTGGATAGTACTGTTACGGGATTAGATGTTTCTGTAGCGGAGATGAAAGAAACCCAATCTGATGTTGATGTAGCTGTGCTTCAAACCGAAGTGGAGAATCTTAAATCTCAGGTAATAGATATAGAATCTAAAACTTCAACTATAGGTGAGATAGATGCAGATGAAATTTGGGAAGCTATTACAGATTTAGAAGATCGAATAGATGATTTGGAAACAATAGATGCGGTGATGGAAAATGAGATGAGAACCATTATGTCTGACCATAGTGGATTCAACGATGTTCTCAAGGAATTGAACCTTGGTGCGTATGGAGACAATAGGACGTATGGAGACTATAAGTAAGCTTTACGTAGATGTAGACGAAACGTTGGTATTCTGGGATGATCCAGATAGACCGTACATCGGAGAGTACACTGTAAATGAAGAGTTAGTAGAGGTTTTACAGAAAGTTATAGAAGATAAATCGTATGATGTGTATATTTGGTCGGGTGGGGGTCAAGTTTGGGCGGAATCTACTAGTAGGAGACTATTTGGAGATTACAACCTACCCTCCTACGATAAGTTTAAAGTTTGGTGGAATGGTATTGAGGAAGAAGATTTTGCCATAGATAACAGGAGACAGGACGAGAGGCGATATTTATCAAAATTTAAAAAAGTATTTTCTCCAGAAGAATTTATTAAGGAGTACAAATGATTTCGGTATCTCATGAAACTTTCGATAAGCTTGTTTTAGAACCTAGTTTGAAGCGTCCAGTTGTGTTAGATTTGTGGGCTGAGTGGTGCGGTCCTTGTAAGATATTTGCTCCAGTGTATGAAAAAGTGTCTAAAGATTATTCCTACGATATGGATTTCCATAAATTAAACATAGACGACAACCCCGAATTAGCGAATAAATATGGGATCAAAAGCATACCGACTGTGCTAGTTTTTAATAATTCTGAACCTGTAGCACAAATTTCCGGCATGATTCCTGAAGATAAATTGCGCTATGAATTGGACTATGTGATCGCTCTGACACAGAATTAATATGTATAATATGTTAGGGGAGTTTGTAACTCTCTTAAATTTGTAGCACAAATAAGAGGTGTTAATGAGACTACGATTACCTAAACCTAAAATGCCTAAGTTTGAAGTTCGTAACTTTGCTGGGGCGGTAAAAGATTTAGTTCTTATGCCATTTAGAACTAAACCTGTACGGAAATTAGGAACTGTTCTCCTTTGGACTCCCAAGAAAATTCTATGGGTACTTCGGAAAGTATGTTACGGTATCGTTGCTACACCTGCAACTATCGCTCGTTCACCTATGCAACTGTTCCGCAAAACTAAGATATGGCGTGATTGGTTATTGGAGAAGGTAGATTACCTTGAGGCTGAATCAGCGAAATGGAAGCGCACGTTCCAGATTATCAAGTCTCCGTATAGTATTCTTTTGAAGATGGGATTCTCACCGCAGTATGCTATCGGTCTAATAGCTGTAGGTACTACTGCTACTACTGGTGTTGTAGCAAATGAAGCTATGAAGCCACCGTCTTTTGCTGCTGGTGACCCCGGTGTTTACAATGCTCCGTTAGACTCACCCATATTTAGTGCTAAAGAATTTAATACGTTGCGCCTAGACTTAGGTACAACTCCTATTGGGTT